ATCCAACTCAAGTCAAATCTATCTCCATTATGACCGACAAGCTCATCCGCCAAACTTGCAATTTCTACAAACTTTGATAATAGTTTCTTATCGCATTGTTTACTATCCCATTCTAACGAATGCACTTCCTTTGAATCTTCCCACTTGTAGCAGATGCAGATGATAGCACGTTCTTTGATAATACTTTCAGGGCCAATGTTAAGTTTGAATCCTGACTGCCAAAATAAACCAATGTTGGCTGAAACCTCAATATCAAAGAATAATCGTTTTCTGTTTGTTCTAACTTTGTTTAAAGTCATTAAAGTCATATAGTAAAGTATAGATTTGCTTCTTCTTTCCTACGTTTAATTAAACCCTTTAAAACCTTTCCCTTAGCACTTATATACTTTGTCTCAAACCATGTCCTAATCTCCTCGTTTGATGCCTTAGAATTGATTAAATTGTATAAGGTTAATGAACCTCCAGTATTAAAGGTATAACTTAATAATGAATCAAATTGATTTTGATTTAATTGGACTGTCACTTTCTTTTGAATAATTGTGACAAACTTGCTCAAAGTTGATAGTAATAATTTTTCCGCACCTTCCAAAGTAATAACCTCACCCATCTTTACTGGCTTACCATCTTGCCAAAAAGTGTTACCATATCCAATAGTAGCTTTGTTTGCTGGACATAAGTACGCCTTTAGTTGACATCCCTCATATTTTTTTATTAGGTCAATGCAATTCTTTGATGGTGTCATTGAATTTATTTTTTTACTTTCTAAAAAAGTGAACAATAATTGAAATCAGTAAAGCTATCAATAACCATAAATTTAACTTTGTACTATTTTCATATTTCTTATGAGCTTTCTCCCTATCTACAATAAATTCCTGAATGATAGTTTTATCGGCCATACTTTGCTTAACAATAGTATCGTGGATGACTGGTAAGTTTTTATAAATGTTTCTATATATGTAAACTAATCTTTGATTATACTTCAATAACTCAATAGTATCTGCTTTGTAGATTGTATCAATTCTTAGGTCATTTAAGACATTAATTGTATCAAACCATGACTTGTATTGGGTAGAATCAGAAATAGTCTTAATCGGGATGCAAGGATACCACAATGCCGATTTAGTAGCGACTACTTCAGGAAAGTTAATTTGTGCCTTATTCATTTGCCTTTCAGCTTTCTTAACTGAATAGCACCCCGATAAAATAAGTAATAAAATTAAAAATCTCATTTTAATAAATTTTAGTGAGTGTGGTAAGCTACTTTGCAATCACTTATTCCAATCCTATGGGACTGGTCTTTTCTTTAGATGAACCCTTTCACTGGTAACCTTTCTTACTTTTCCTTTTTGAAAGTTTGTCCAGTTGAATTAGTGAACAAGTTCTTTAATAAATAACCCAATGCTGAAGTCAATGCAGTAGTGCCAACTAACTTCCAATCAAATACTAAACTTCCAGCTTGTACAGTTGTGTAGACAATTGTCATTACTGAAGTCAATACTGCGAGAATCAATCCTTTACCTAAATCGTTTAGGTCAATGTTCAAAAATGGTGATTTCATATTTGTTTGTTTTTAGTTTTACTTTTCTAATCTTACTATTCGCACTTCATGGTCGCTTACATCATCCTTCAATCTTTCAATGTCTTTCTTATTGCTAACGTCTGACAATAGTATATTTTGAACCGTTTGCTCAAACTTAACTATTTTGCCAATTAGCATCTTGCCGATATACCCAATAATAGCAATTAATAATCCTATCAGGATGTTGGTCAATTCTTGTGGTGTCATGTTAATTATTTATTGCTTCTCTGTCTGTAATATATTTGTTTGTTATTAAATCGGAAATGTATCCAAAAGTCCCATCAATTAAAGGAATGGCATCTGCGTATCTTTTAGTTATATCACCAACTGCATCTCCTATACTTTCTCCCTTACATACGATTTTATCAATATCGTTTATTTCTTGCTCTGTATTATATACGAATATTAACATGTTAATAAATTGAATAGTAAGTATTTAAATTAGTTTCCATTGCATTTCTATTTGTTCCTTTGTCGCTTGTATATCCTATTACTTCAAAAATATTCGCATTTGCATAAATACCAGCCGTTCCACTTGTTCCTATTTTAAATGTTGCAGATGTATAATTATAAATAGATGTTACAATAGATGAATTTGTTGAATTTAGATAATAACTACTTGTTGTTCCTACTCTTGTTATAAATCCAATATGCTTAGATAATATAGAATTTGTTATACTTGCTGGAGTTCCTGCTAAAATAGAAAATTGATAAGTAGTACCAGTAGTTCTCCAAATATATGACCACCCATAAAGTGTGCTAAATCTATTTCCAAAAAAATCATTATTACTATTTGTGTGACTACCGATTGCAGTAATAAAACTAAAAGTACCTCCATTAAATAAAACACTTGAAGTTGATAAAGATAAACTTGTTGCAGTATTTATACATATAATTCCGCCTTGTCTATTAACTACTCCACTTGTAATTATCTTTGGTTGACTTGCTGCCGTTGCTTGTGTTGCATCATTTCCGCTACCACTTTGGTCATACCATGTAACTACAAATCCATTGTTTGCACCTACAAATGTTTTCATAGATGCAGTATCAATAGCATTGTTTATAAATCCAATATCTTGCTCAGTATTATCACTTGACCTCCTTACTCTTATACAACTCCCTGAATAATTGCTATTTAGTTTTCGCAAACTTAAAGCTATTGTTGCTGAAGGATAAATGTCTAAAAATAACGTACCTAAATTAGATTTGTATAATTGATTGCAACGGACAATTTGCCCATTAACTCCTATTGATAATAAAATAAAAAATAAAAGTAATCTCATTGTTTAATTATCTTCTTAATTTATTTCCAAATAATGTTAAAGTAAAATAAGTTGGCTTTGTTGTTACCGTTCCAGTTTGAACCCAAACCCAATTACCTTGTGGAATTTTTGTGTTATCCAATGAAGTAACTAAGGTACCAGTATAAATATTAGTTGCAGTACTTCCAGCAATAACTAATTTAGTTGCCCCAGCCGTAACTCCTAAGCTATCATTAAAATAAACAGTAGCATTAATAGATGGACTTGTTCCTTGTAATCCTATTCTTAATGATGTGACATTAATTGTATCGGAATAATCATTGTAAAACGAGCCGTAAATAGCCGAAGTAGTAAATGCAGAAGTATCACCCGCCGCTGCACTTCCAGCACCAAAAACAAACATTGGAATAGTATCTATTTGTTTTGTATAAGCAGTTAAAGATATTGAACGAACATAGTTTGTAAGCATAGTTGAAGTATCTGCATACTCAACATATTTAGAAAGCATTGCCGCAGTATCTGAAATATTTACCTTTAGTGCAACATTTGTCTTTGTTGCTATCGTTCCAACTGTATCAACTATTGAATAAATATTTTTATTCTTCCAAACTTTTTGAGTATCGGAATAAGCAAGAACCTGATTGTTTAATTTACTATTTATTTGTACATCATGGATTTCATCAAGCTCGTAACCATTTTGACATTTAACAAATATTGCACCATTACCAGCATTTGATTTTACCACCACTCCAAGATATACAAGATGTGTCGGAGCTTGTGGTTTTACTTTTGTATAATTTCCTGATATTGTATCAAGATAAATAATATCCCCATTTGAAAATGCTGATGTATTTAGCTTCTCAATCTTACCGCTTAAAATAACCCAACCAGTATCTTGATTTGCTATTGTTCCACTAACAAAGCCAAGTGTATTTGCTGAAGTAGAATCTCCTTTGCTATTTGCTAATCTTACCGCTGGTGCTTCATTGTTATTTCCTGATGTAGTCAATGCAACTACCTTGCCATTGGTAAGTGTTACTCCAGCGTCATTGTGAACTTTAACCATTACAATCGTAGCAGTATCATTTCCAAATCTACCATTTTGACCACCACCGCCAACACTATCTTTAATAGCAAACCTAACTCCACCCTTGTAAAATATTATTGAATCCTTACCAGCTATTCTTGTAATGCTTTGAATCCATCTATTTGCAGTATCTACTGAATGCAGATAAGGACTTAGCATAGCACTTGTATCTGCTATATTAACCTTTAAATTTATTCGGTTACTTAAAGATAATGTATCAATTTTTCTTAAATAATTTCCAAGCATTGAAGCAGTATCACTTATATTAACTTTCAAATTTATTCTATTACTCAAAGAAGTTGTGTCTAATGTACTTCCTATCTCACTCCAAATTAATGTCTTAGGATTGTATTTATAGAATTTATTATTACAGGAATCAAATGCAATGGCTGCCTTCTTGCTTACCGATACAACACTTTTTAAAGTTGGTACTCCGCAAACTGTTGGAATCTGCAAGGTAGAATCAAACGCCATTCTATTAGCACGATAACCGTACTGCGGCATCTCTTGATAGACTTGTCCAAAACTGACAAGACAAAAAATGACAAGACAAAAAGATAGTAATAATTTTCTCATATTTAATATTAAACTGGCATTGAACAAGCATCAAATTTTGATACGATTGATAGATTAAATGTTAAAAAAATTCCGCTTAAATAATCCTCATATTTTTCACTTACTGCATCCCAACTTATTTGAGCGTCTATTGTATAAGGATTGCTTCCCTTTCTTAAAGTACTAATTAAATCAGCTGCAACTGAATGCATATCACTCACAACCTCCGTTTCAAATTCGCTCTCTACTCCTGACTTATCAAGTAGCCAAAGTTCAATGCTATAAGTTTGCTCACGCCCAGCATTTAATCCACCTCTATTAATTGAATAAGCCGCCAATGGAAAGGTAGGTTGCTCATCCCAATTTAACCACTCTATCGGACTTGCAAACCTTACTGAGTGAATCATCTTGTTTGATTCTAACAGGGTTTGTATTTCCTTTACTACTTGATTGTAAGTCATTTAAATTTGAATTAAATTTTGCTTTTACTTTATTGATGTACTCTTTTTTGTACCCTTTACTCATAAATTTATTGGTATAAGAACGTGAATACTTCTCCAGCCATTGCAATATCTCCAGTCGGTAAAGTTACTATGCCTGAAGTGATTTGCAAATATTGTGTATTTGAAGTTGCTGTAGTTGTAATTGATTTACTTAAACCACCTCTTGAAGCAAAGTAAGTAACCCTACCGGACATAGCAACGATTGTAAATGTAGTTTCATTACCAACCGCAACATAAGTAGCCACGTTTGGACTTGGTGTAGTGCTTGAGCTATTCACATAACGAGCTGACCTTCTCTCACTTCCACCTAAGTAAATTGGACAAGTGTATGCCTTATCTTCAGGAAATATTACATCTAATCCCATTCCGTAATTTAAGTATTGACTATAAAGTGAATAGTTCTCTTTTAGAAAACTTATCATCCGAGTATTATAATACTCAGCCATTGACTTATATTTCTGTTCCAATAGCTCCAAATCACTCCTTGATGGTGCCTGACTTTCTTCAGCCGTTTTTTGCAAGAATCCTTTTGAGAATAATTGATAACCCATTGTCATAGGAAGCATAGACATCGTGTACCAAATTAGAGCATCAGTCATATAATCATCAATCAAAGTCTTTTCATTGACGCTTAAATTGTTTAAATCTATTCCAGTTTGTAACCTTTTATAAAGTGTGCTGCCAAGAATTGGCTGAATATAAATATCCCCAGCTACTTTTATCATCGGAAATAATTGCTTTCCGTCAATAGAATTGCTCGCACCTGTTCTTTCCTTAAAGGTCTGTTCTGTTATGAATAGAATATTTTTGCTCATTATAATTTATTTTTTTGTAACTACATTTGCTTTCCATTCGTGGCGGCAATGATATTCATGCTTTGTAGTACCAGGTACTGTATACCATCCACCGCATCTATCCCATACAGAGTAACCCATTATCATTGAAATTTGCTCAATATCCGAACGAGAATAAAACTTATCTAAATCCATTAACCTTTGACAGAATGGTCTTGATGAATCATAATCTTTGTCCGAAAATCCTGCCCTCCAATCGTAAGAATAACGAATCATTATCTCAGTAACTTTCGGACTTTTACCTTGCAATTCCGAAATTGGAGCAGTCAATTCCCTTTCAATCACAATATCTGTTCCGACCTTAGTTTCTTTAACGCTTAAATAAGCATTATCAACAAGTCCTTTCATTGCTTCATCAACGACCTTATTAGATACGTTTAAAGTGGTTGCAATTACTTCGCTTGTGATACGCTTGTCCTTACTAATTAAGTCCAAAATATTGGCTTCTAATTGGTTTAAAGCACTACTGTCTGCAAAGTATTCGTGGTCTTTAAAAGATTTAGTTTCAATAAGGTTAAATTCGCCTGAATGTGTACCTACCAAATTAAACTCATTAAGCAATCCTTTGTAAGAATCATCCGAGAATTTTTGTACTTCATCATCCGTTAATGGACTATCATCTATCCCCAAAAAAGTATTGACATCATTATCATTGAATCCAAATCCGTTTTTAAGCATTAACCCAGCTTGCTCCTTACTTAGTTTTCCGTTACCAAACTGACGGACAATTCTCATTACGTTTTGATATTGTCTTCCTGAAAGATTCTTTAATGAATCATTCATTTGTGCTGGAGCTACAACTGGAGCTGCAACAACTGGAGCTGCAACAACTGGAGCAACCACAACCTGACCATCAGAAGTAGCTTCCCCAACTTGTAAAGGTTCTTTACCCATTAACTCACGAATCTCATTCTGTGTTAAATTGGCAGCAATAATAGCTTCGCTAAATTCAAACTTCAATGGTTCTACCGGTATAATTTTAAACTCCCCAACATCACCCTTTAAATTCCTTAGCCAAGTAAATATTTGTTCAAGCTCTTGCTGCCTTTCATTTACATAAGTATTATTAAATATCTCATACGCATCCCTTAATTCATTTCTGCTGAATGCAGATGTTCCCTGTATGCCGAATAATTGTGGTGATGTAACCTGATGTGCAGCAAATACTTCCTGCTGAATAAGATTGTTTACATTGGTAAAATCTTCCTTTGTAAGCATTGTATTACCCAAATCCAAAATCTCAGCCGCATTATCTTTGCTCTTATTGAACATAATCACAACACGCTTCCCTTCAGAACCAGTAAACTTCTTCAGCAATCCTTTCTCAACTTCACCTTTATTTTCTTCTCCAATCGGGTCTCCATTGTTTAAATT